AAATGGCAACACCAAATTTATATAGCGTCGCAACGATCACACCTAAATGTACTATGGGTAATTTAGGGGATACAAATAGAACAACAATGGTCGATGTTACAGCTGAATACGCTGCTAAAATTGACACAGTTTTAATCGCTAACACAGATGGAAGTAACGCATGTGATGTTACACTCGAAGTTAGTAATGATAATGGAAGTACTTATTACAAAATAGGAAGTACAATTTCTGTTCCAGCAGATTCAACATTAAGTTTTTTAGATACTCCATTATGGTTAGACGAAACAGATTTATTAGCCGTTACCGCAGGAACAGCAAGTGATTTATCATGGCATGTTTCTTATGTGGAAATGGCCGATTAATAAAGGAGGAAAAAATTAAATGCCTAAAATTATAAAACCCGCAAAAGGAACTTACACCACTGCAGATATTACTGTTGATTCATCAGGAAGAGTTATTACAGCTTCTTCTGGATCTGGTGGAGCTCAAGCACTGAACATGTTATTAGCGGCAGAAGGTCCTTCAGCTTCAAATATTACAACCGGTAATTCATCAAGTACTGTAATCGCTTATATCGGCGGTGCTGGCGGCGGTGCTGGCGGCGGCCGAAGCGGTAATCAACAAACCACTGGTGGCTACGGTGGCGATGGTGGTTTTGGATTTTATACTGCTCCCGTAGCATCTGGTACTACTAAAGCTTATAATGTTGGAGCTGGTGGCACTACTGGAACTTCTGGTGGGGGGACTGGTGGTGCTGGAAATGCTGGTGGTTCAACGACACTAACTGACATTGGAACAGCTAATGCTGGCGCTGGTGGTGGTGGTGGCCCAGGATCCGGGGGACAAACAGGAACGACTGGTGCCGATGGAACAGCACCTGGCGGAACAGATATACCTTACAGCTATTCTATCAAGGGTGAACTTGAAGATCCTCTTATGTATGGACAAGGTGGCAGAGGGCATAATGGTGGTACTGGACAAAGTGGTAACCCTGGTATCTTAGTGGTTTACGATCAATAGGAAATAAAAAATGGCATATGCAATTTTAGTAAAAGACCCAAGTATTCATAGCATCTATAGAATAGCTGAAGATGAAGATGAAAAAAACAGTTTAAATATTTTTGAAAATGACTACAGAGTAATTGAAATTTCAGAAGCTGATTTTACAAGTCTTCAACAGGTTACTAAAAGATTATCTACTTCTACTGCAGATTCTATTACTTTAGAGCCTATTTCCGGGGGTACGGAAATAATTGAGAGCGACTTAAAAAGATTACATACAGAAATAATTAAATCAATTAATAGGTTTTTAAAAAATAATTCTAATAATCCTCAATATTCTTTTTGGAATACTTATAAATCAACCCTAGAAAACTTTGATTATAGTACAATAACTTTTCCTTTAACAAAATCGTGGGAACCGTACTGTACTGACAATTCAATTTCACACAAGAGTCCTTTACAAATCCCATAGTTTAGTGTAAAATCAGGGTATGAAAGATCTTACAGACCCTTTACATATATTTAGTTATCTACGAATTTATAAAAATGTTGTACACGAAGGTATAAATAAAAATATCTTAGAAATTTGTAAATCATCTATTCCCCAATTCCAAAAATCACGAATTTATGCGAATAACGATGGGTCTCAACAAATTCAAGAAAAAATTAGGTTAGTTGAGGGATGGAGTTTAGATAATATTACGAATGATTCTAAAACAGCTCAATATTTATGCAATTTGTTTAAAAAAATTTTTAGAGAATACACAAGAACCTATATGGATTCAATTTCTTTTAAGAATGTTGGCTTTAGTATCACTACTATTGATATATTAAAATATATTAAAGGGGGACATTATGTATACCATCATGATGATACCTTTAGTGCTCCTAGAACTTTTAGTTGTATCTATCTAATAAATGATGGTTATGAAGGAGGGGAACTTTGTTTTAATACCCTTTCAGGATCTACTGAATTAATTCTACCTTCAGAACCTAATTCACTTATTATGTGGCCTAGTAATTTTATATATCAGCACACAGTAAAGCCTGTGACTGAGGGAGAAAGATATTCAGTAGTTTCATGGATAAGATAAAAAACAAAATAATTAAGAATTTTTTAAATAAAGAAGAACTAAATTTATTAACGCATTATGTTTCGGTAAAACATAGATTAAACGACAATGAGTTGACTTTTTTCGCTGAGAACTCTTCGGGACCCTTAATAGCAACAGGACTGGGATGTACTGACAACATTGGATATGGAGACATGGTTTTTGATTCTTTATTAGTTTGTAAAAAAGAATTAATGGAACAAGAAACAGGACTATCACTCTTGCCTACTTATTCCTATTGGAGGATGTATACTTATGGTGCTTTTCTAAAGAAGCATAAAGATAGACCTGCATGTGAAATAAGCTTAACCGTAGATTTAGGGGGAGACAAAAAATGGCCAATATTTATTGACGATAAACCTTTCTTATCAGAACCAGGAGATGCAATTTTATATAGGGGATGTGATCAAGAACATTGGAGAGAAAAATTTTATGGGGACTGGTATGCACAACTATTTTTACATTATGTAGATTCTGAAGGTCCTAATAAAGAATGGCACGGAGATAAAAGAAGAGTGTGGAAGATTTCAAAATGAAAATAATACAAACAAAAGATGGTGGTGGTGAACTAATATTTTCAGATGAAGAAATAAAAATATTACAAAAAAGAAAAAAATTAATTTTTACACCGGAAGGGTTTACTCGTTTTGGAAATAATCTAGCAAGAGTCCTTATGAACTTTGCTATGAAGACACCAGATGGTATAAAAAATATTTTAACTTTTGAAAAGGATAAATATGAAGGAAAATGAAATTTTATTTGTTACTAAAAAAGACTTAGAAGATATTGAAGATATTAAACCTATCCCTGCTTCTAAGTATCTTCCTCAATGGTTTAAAAATACTGCACTACATAAACCAGGAAATTTAACTATTAAAGGATGTATGCCGGTTCAGGATGCTTTAACTAGTGGATATCTTTTAAAACTTCCACAGGATATGGAAGTAACTTATAACTTTTTGGATAGTGAGAGCGGTAAAAAAATAATAGCAGTTAATTTTGCAATGGAAAGACAGGACTATTGCTCACATGAGATGTTGCAAAAACAACCTCAATCTCATCCTACCTCTCAAGTAGGAGGACCAGAATCTTTTCTTGCACAAGAAAATAGTCCACACGGTGTTTCTCCTATTCCTAAAATAATAAATCCTTGGATAATTAAAACACCACCCGGCTATTCCTGTTTATTTTTACCCCCTTTGTTAAGAGAGGAAGATTATTTTAATATTATGCCGGGAGTGGTGGATACCGATCAACATCGCCAAAGTGTTAATTTTCCATTTATATTTAACAAACATAAGTACCCTTCTTATAAAAAAATATTTAGAAGAGGTATGCCTTATGTTCAAGTTATTCCTTTTAAACGTGAAGATTGGAAAATGAAAATAAAATATGACAAAGAATTTTCTAATGTAAATATAAACTGGGCCACAAAAATTATTGACAGGTATAAGCAACTTTTTTGGAACAAGAAAAAATATCTCTAAAAAGGCACCTTTTGAAAGAATATATTATTGCCGGCTGGATTATATTTCAATAAACAGATTACCTTTGAAAATAGTTCTTTGAAATATTCTTATTTCCCTGCTATACATAAATTATGCTACAAAAAATAGGGTTCTTACCTGGATTTAATAAACAAATTACCTCAACAGGAGCCGAAGCTCAATGGACAGGAGGAGAGAATGTTCGTTTTAGATATGGCACTCCTGAAAAAATAGGAGGATGGTCTCAGCTAGGGAGCACTTCTTTATGTGGAGCTGCTAGAGCTCTTCATCAAATGGTTAATAAAGATGGTATTAAATATTCCATCATTGGAACCAACAGAATTTTATATGCATACACCGGTGAAGCCTACTATGATATTCACCCAATTAAAACGGATTTCGGAGCATTAACTAACAAACTAGCTTCTACTTCAAGCTCTGCTATTCTTACAATTACTTTATCCTCTACCACAGGAATGACAGCAGGAGATATTTTATTACTTGAAAATGTTACACCTCCAACAGGTTCTGGTTATTCAGCTTCTGATTTCGATGATCTAACATTTATGATAACTGAAGTAGTAGACACTACCTCAGTTACTATTACTATGGGTTCCAATGCAAGCGCAACCGCTACTGATGGAGACTGTTCTGTTAAATGGTATTACCCAGTAGGACCAGCTGAACAAGTTGGTGTTTTTGGATGGGGTATTTCACAATTTGGTGGCACTGTAACAGCTCCTCAAACGACAACTTTAAATGGAGCCATCACTGATGCTGCGGCCACTGCTGGAATTACATTAACTAGTTCATTAGGTTTTCCTACTAGTGGGACTAGTGAAATAAGAATAGACACAGAAGATATTAGTTATACTGGAATTAGTTCAAATGTATTAAGTGGAGTTGTTAGAGGAATTAATGGAACAACAGCAGCTACTCATAGTAATGGAGCGACCATTACAAATATTACTGACTATAGTGCATGGAACGAAGCCTCTTCTACAACTGATAAAGTTGCAGAGCCTGGTCTATGGTCCTTGGATAATTTAGGAAGTACTCTTTTAGCTTTAATTTTTAATGGCGCTGTATTTGAATGGGATTCAGATTTAACAAATGCAACCGCAACAAGAGCAACTATTGTTAGTGGTGCACCCACCGCGTCCCGTGACATGTTAGTCTCGACTCCTGATCGTCACTTAGTTTTATTTGGAACAGAAACAACCATTGGTACACCAAGTACTCAAGATGATATGTTTATAAGATTCTCTTCTCAAGAGGATATTAATACCTGGGCACCTACTGCAATCAATACCGCTGGTACACAAAGACTGGCTGCCGGCTCACGGATCATGGGAGCTAAACTAGGAAGAAATGCACTTTACGTATGGACGGATACTTCATTATTTACCATGAGATTTGTCGGAACTCCTTTTACTTTCGCCTATGAACAAGTGGGAACCAACTGTGGATTGATAGGAAAGAACGCATCTGTCGAAGTGGATGGTGCTGCGTACTGGATGTCTGATAACGGTTTCTTTAGATTTACTGGTAAACTAGAATCGATGGATTGCTTGGTTGAAGATTATGTTTATGATGATATTAACACTACTTCAAATCAATTTATCTATTGTGGCATTAATAACTTGTTTGGAGAGGTGATGTGGTTTTATCCAACCTCTGGTTCCAACGTAGTAAATAGATGTGTGATCTATAGTTATTTAGATTCATCTCCCTCTAGACCTATTTGGTACACTAATGCCAACTCACTTTATCCTAGAACTACTTGGGTAGACTCAGCTGTTTTTGGTTTGCCCCATGCAACTTATTATGATGCAGGTACCGATACCTGTGATACGGTAGGAAACACGGATGGAATTTCAACTTACTTTGAACATGAGACTGGGGTGAATCAAGTTAAAGGTGGAACGACCAGCGCTATTGCAGCTAATATATTATCTGGTGATTTTGATATTACCCAGGATCAAAGACAAGGAATTACATTTAGAGGAGATGGAGAATTTATAATGAGGGTTAGTAGATTTTTACCTGATTTTATAACTCAATCTGGAAACACAATAGTTGAATTAGATTTAAGGAATTTTCCTAATCAAACCGCGGCTAGTTCTAGTTTAGGTCCTTTTACTATTACTTCTGCCACTAACTATCAATCGTGCAGGGCACGAGGGCGATCGGTTGCGGTAAAAATATCAAATACAGCAGTAGATTCTAATTGGAAAATGGGAACTTTTAGGTTAGATGTACATGCAGGAGGTAGAAGATAAAAATGCCATTTAAATCAGAAGCACAAAGAAGATACCTATGGGCTAACGAACCAGAGATCGCAAGAGACTGGACAGATACCTATGGAAGTAGAATTCATAAAAATAATGGTGGGATAATGAGTATGCAAGGGGGAGTTAAAAATTATCTGGGTGAACAACCTATGGTTAATGCTCCTAAGTATTGGCAATCAGCGCCGGATCATGAAACAACAGAGCTCGCTTATATTACTCCACAAGAAAGAGATGTTCTTGTCAATATGAATATGTATGGAACCATGAATGGTTCACCTAATGAAGGACCTTCCGGACTTATGAGTTTAAATGGATGGGGAGATAAAGAACAAGGTTTTGGAATGAGTGATACAGGTCAGGGAATTACAGGAACTGGAGGACATAGTTATGGGGATCAAGAAACAAGATCACTAAAGAGTCCAGATAGTCCAGATAGTGATCCCGGTTATACTACTACATCACCTAAAGATACTTTTGAACAATCTTGGTCAGGTCAACCAGGATTTTTAGGATTCGGTGGGGGATATAGAAATCTTAAAACACCAGGAGTTACGCCTGAACGTGGAGGAGCTTATCAATCAAGATTTGGAATAGGAAATTTATTTAGAGGAGCGATGAGTATGTTTGGAGGATGGCCTGGTAGGGCAATGTCTCTGTTGTCTCGTATCAATCCAAACCAGTACAGAGAAAATTTAACTGGTTACAAAACTCAACAAGAGTATGAAGATGCAAGAGCCGCTAGAATTAATGAAAAAAGAATTGGTAATATATTAAGTAGAAAGGCTCCTATTACTGAGATGACTCAAGAAAATTTACGTAAGTTAGGATACTCAGGTGATATGCCTGGAGTGGGAAGTACCGACCTGAGTAGAGCAATTGATAAGGATTACACGATGGAGGATACTTTAAGAGAGTATTCTATTACACCAAATAGAATAGCAGAACTACAGAACCAAAATAAACTTCCTTACGAGCAGTTTACAGATGATATAGCCTTATCAAAACAGATGGGTAGTCTTCAATCAGATGCAATTCCATATGAAGAATTTGGAATAACAAATACGGATCAAGGTAATGAGTTTCAAGAAAATATATACCCAGACATAGAAAGTCATACTGCTAAATCAGATATTGCACCTGAATTTAAAAATCTAATAAGACACGCTGGGTGGGATTTCTGGAATAAAGATAAAGAAGATGAAGGCATAAATGAAGCAGAAGTATATGGAGGACCTAAGAGATTTACTTATCAGGGAAAAACCTATGAGATGCCTTCTAAAATTTATCCTAGCAAAGGTGAGTATCAACTCGAGGGGAGAGCCATGGAAAATTATATTAAGAAGAATACCGACATGAAAAATTTTTATTTAGAAAGTCCAAATATGATACCTGCAAAAGATTTAGAAAGAATGCTTGTAGGAGAAAATGTCTAATGGCCAAGATAGTTCAATCATTAACCAGAGCCAGCGATGAGTATAACGCAGACGTATCACACTCTTTAGTAAGAGATTTAGATGCTGTCCTGGAAAAATTAAACACTACCTTTCAAGAAGAATTAAAACAGGAGATAGAAGCTAGAAGTTTCTTTTTAAATTAATGGCAGTAGTAAACCAATACGACTTTGTAGGAATAGATAACGATACCAGCAATGGAGAACTTAATCCTTTTGGTGCAGGTAATCCTTTAGTCAGTGAGACATATGTTATTAAATCTATACTGGTTACTTCTGCAGGAACACCCAGTGTAACCGTTACTAATAATGCTTTCACTGCAATTAAATCAGGAGCTTTGACAGCGGATACTACAAAGGAATTATTAACCCAACCGTTAATAGTAGTAGGGGGTACGACTCTTACTATTAAAGCAGGTAGCGCAGACTCTTTTGATTTTGGAGTCAGCTATCTAAACATTAAAAAAGAGGTAACAACATAATGGACAAAACCGTAGTATTAACACCCAAAGAAATAATAACTACTCTTTCTAACAAGAAGACGGGGGAGAAATATAATGATGAGGAAGCTTTGAAGGCTGCCAATATCCCAGAGGAGGATGTGCGAAGAGATGTAAGAGTCATCATGCCAGCTCTTGATTCCCTTGATTTGTTTTCAAAAACAAAGTAGTATAAAATCACCAGGAGAAATACCTGCTCTTTAACATTAAATACACATATAATTATGGCTATAACAGATATTAACATCTCAGAACAATTAGAAACTAGCGCTCCTTCTATTAGATATCAAGGAAACGAAGGTCCTAAATCACCACAAGAACAACAGCAAATGATGATGGCTCAAGTAGAACAAGAGTATGAGCAATATCGTATGGAACAGATGGAAATAGATCCATCTAAAGTTTTACCTTTTGAAGAATGGTATCAATCAGTTTACGCAGCAAGTCGTCAGGGTGTGGCTCATGGTGGTATCATGGGGCTGGATGGAAGAAAGCGTTATGGTATTGGAAGTTGGTTAAAGAAAAGAGCTAGAAAACTTATACCGAATGAACTAGCAACAGCTGCTCGAGTTGCAGCACCCTTTGTAGCACCGTTCAATCCACTAATTGGTGGAGCGATGGCTGGTCTTGGAGGATTCGATAAACACGGAAGTATAGGGAGAGGTTTAAAATCAGGACTGATGACTTACGGTGGTGGTCAAGCTGCTAGATATTTGGGTGGAGCTGGTCCTCAATGGGGGCTACAAACATCTGGAGCAACAGCAGGTGGGGGATTAGGAAATTATTTTAGTAAACCTACAGGAACACAAACTGGACTAGGTAAATGGTTAGATTCTAGAAAAACTGTTCCAGCAAATATTCCAGGAACCACTGAAGGAGCCACTACTTCTACAAACTTTGATTTAGGAGTAGAAGATGTTTTAAGTGATACACAAAATGTTGTTAGTGGCACTGACACAGGAGGCACTTTAGGTAAGATAAGTGAATTTATTGAAAATAATTCTAAAGCCATTCTTTTAGGATCAATGGGTATAGCTTACGCTACAGCTAAACCAGAAGATGTTCAAGACGCTATGAAAATGTCAAGAGGAACAGGATTAGATATTGATGGAATCAGAAAAGAAGTTCAAGAAGCATTAGCCGGTGGCGAAGAAGCATGGGCAGAATTACAGAAAAAATATCCTTACATTGGAGAGTATGATACCAAAATAGGAGCAGCTGAAGGCGGAAGAATAGGATTATACGCTGGCGGTCAATCAGTTCCATCAGATTACACTATGGAAGATGCAATGATGACTACGACTCAAGATAAATTAGGTG